TTATCGATTGGGCACAGCCACTTCGACCCGACGCGGACGTTCACCGTCGCGACCGGGGACCAGCACGACGACAACGCAAACCGGCGCACCGTTCTGGGTGGAAGGGGTGGCCTTGGCGAGCTGTCCGCCCTGTTTGGCCGCAACCTGTTCGCCCACGGCGGCGCAGTCGCTGGCAGCGGCGATCAGAAGATTGGAGGTCTGCGGCGCAGCAATCGGCATAGCGCCAGCATCGGCAATGCCGCCGACGGGCAACAAGCCAAAACTCACCGCGAGCAGCGCGAAAACTTTGAGTGCAGAGTTCTTTTTCATCATGCCGCCTTGTATAGCGCGCGACAGCTGAACGATGCATGAACAGCCTGTTCCCGCTATAGACCTTAAAGAATATTTTCCCTTAGCTATCACGCTTTGTGAAATTATGAAATGCGCGATGTTGCCCTGATACGGCCGAATATCGTAACAATTCCAGCGATTGCAGCTGCCAGTTGCAGTAAAACATCCGTTAGCGCGCCGTGATCTATCGTGCCATCCGCGATCCCGAAAGCGCCCGCCAGCCCCAGAATGATCGAGACCAGACCCGCCCAGACTGTGCGGGAAAGATACCAGGATTTGTCGTCCGTCATCTCGTTTCTCCAGAAATTATAGGCCAGCCGCCAGATTGAGTATAGCCGTATCACCGGCACCGATTTTCGTGCTGACCATCGCAACGCGGAGCTCGAACGCACCGGCACCGACGTCTGCGGTGCGAATCGCCTTGGCATAGGTCCAGGACGCTGTTGCCACTTGTTCGCGCCGCACAACAGCGCCATTTTGCCAGACCTCAACCGCGTAAAGTTCGCGGTCCTCGCCGAGCGGAATGTCTTCGCCAAGCCAGCTGTCGGCGTCGATCCGCCCGCGCCGCGTCCAGCCAAAAGCGAGATCGCCATTGGCCGCACGGTCATACTTCAAATGAACCGGGCTAAGCGGCGTCAGCCCGCGCAGACCGCCGCTCTGCCGGACCGTTTCGAAATAGGCATCGGAGAAAGTCTTGCCCGCCGTTCCGACACGCCAGTTGAGTTCAAGCCCCAGTTCGGACGCAGATAGCCCCACCCCGCTCACAGCCATATCCAGAAGGATAAACGGCGTCTCGACCGGCTTGTCGGCCAGAGCCGCCGCTTCCGTACCAAGCTGCCCGCGCAACAATCGCGACAAACGCCAGCGATTGGCCCCGATTTCGTCCGCATCGAGAAACTGGAATATTTCCCAATCCCCATTAAGCGTTTGCAACAGTGCGGTATTCGCTCCGTTCAAAATCTGCGCCAGCGGACGCGATTGCAACTCACCCGCATAGAGCGTGACCTCAACCGAATGCCCCTCCTGCAAACGCCCGCTCGGACCACCGGCAAGCGGCGCGACCAGTTCGCCCATGACCGCCCGTTCGGTAATCTTCGCCCGCTCGGCAAAACCTTCAGCCGTTGGCGATGCATAGACCGCGACACCTCGCCATGGCTTGGCATGGGCTGCGATACGAAACCGGCCTGCGGGTTCCTCCGCTCCAGGCCAGAGCGGCAGATCAACGAGATGAAACACCGGTTTCATGTCGATAGCGGGCCCGCCCGAAACAGCTTGCGGCGTCTCGCCCCGGTCCGCAAAGATGATGTTTGGAGCAAGCGCCGTCGTCCTGACGGAACGCACCGAACCGTCATCAAGGCCGGTTACGACATAGTCACGCGCGCCGCCCAGCATATCGAGGCGCAGCCGGTCGCCGACGTGAAGCGCCGCCGCAGACCATGGCAGCGAAAAGGATGCCGTCCGCCGCTCGGCAAAACGGCGCGCCATCCAGCTTTCAGCCAGTGCCGTCGCCTGTCCCTGCTCCATCGAGCCGGATAGGCTGATGCTCTCGCTGCCCTGCCCCTCGTCCCGTCGTACTGCCGCGCCGACAACCTGAAAATTCCTCAGCGGGTCGCTGCAATAAAACTCGACCGTCGCCGGCAATGTGCCCGCATCTTCCAGTTCGGCGGTGAGCGCGTTGCCGTCATCCGGTTGCACCAGCATGTCACTGATCGCGACCGAAGACGACGCCCGCGCTATGCTTCTGAAAACGAACTGGCCCGCCTGCTCGAAACCATGCACGCCGAAGACATTCAGCAGCGGCTCCAGCACGCCGCGCGCTGTCGATGCTTCCGCGATGACGAAACCGGCGAGATAGCCATCGGCCTGCGAACATTCAGCCTGTGGCAGACCAAAATCGGCAAGGATCGCCGCAATCAGCTCATCCAGCGCGACACCGCTCAGACGCCCGTTCAGCCAATGGCCGAGACGCCAGTTTGCGGTATCGCCCCAGATGCTGCTGCTGAGCGGAAATTCCGGAAAAGGTCGCGTGTCCCACGCCCAGAGATAGATGCGATCCATATCCAGCATCGGCCCGCCATAGACAGGCGACACGGCATTCGCCGTTGGCCAGTGCTGGTAATGGGCGCGCAAAAACCGCTCCATGGCGGCATCGGAACGTGCACCGTTTGAGAAATACGGCGTCGCATTTTCCGACGATTTCGGGTCGGGAAAAACATTGGGCTGGTTCGGCCCCTTGTCCACCGCCGGGCAGCCCAGTTCCGTAAACCAGATCGGTTTGGATTGCGGCACCCAGCCGGTCGGGCTCGTCGCTTCAGTCCCGTCGATGCGGTTGAAATGTGGATTGCTCCACCAGGCGCGAATATCCTTGTAGCGATAGACCCATGGCTTTCCGGCCAACCCGTCGGTGATCGGCGTGCGCTGCCGCGCGCCGCGATTGCTGTCGCTGGCATAATACCAGTCATAGCCCTCGCCCGCCTCGATCTGGCTCGTCAGCCCGGCAAAATCGTAAGGTCCGTCGAAACCGTCCGGATTGCCGCCATCGAGATCATCGTCGCGCCAATCGGCGAGCGGCATGTAATTGTCGATGCCAATGGCATTGATGGCCGGGTGCGACCAGAGTGGATCGAGGTTGAAGAACAGATCGCCTGTCCCGTCCTGCGCCTGATAACCGAAATATTCGGTCCAGTCCGCGCCATAGGTGATTTGGCAGGCGCTGCCCAGTCGCTGACGCATCTCGGCTGCCAGCGAACAAAGGCTCGTGACGAAGGGAAAGCTGTCGCGTGCATCGCGAATGCTGGTGAGGCCGCGCAGTTCTGAGCCAATCAGGAAAGCGTCGACACCGCCCGCCTGCACCGCCAGATCGGTGCAATGGCGCAGGAAGCGACGATAGCCCCATTCGCCTTCGACAAAGGCCGTGACCTGTTCTGCCGCTGCTGGCGTCTTGTCGGGCGTGCCCAGCAGACCAATGGCGGGATGACAGGTGATGCGCCCGCGCCACGGATAGACCGGCTGCCCGACGCCGTCATAGGGCGATGGCAGCGTGTTGCCCGCCGGAATATCCATCATGATGAACGGGTAGAGCGTTACGCCCAAACCCCGCGCCTTGGCATCGCGGATGGCAGCGATAACGCTTTCGTCCGATGGCGTACCGCCATAGGCCGACCCGCTGCCATTCATCGAGATGAGATGCGCGGCAGAGCGCGCAACATTTTCCACCTTCCAGACATGGCTGGGCTTGCGCACCGAAAGTTCGGTCACGCCGGGGCGGATATGGCAGAACCCTGCCCTGAGATCGTCGCCAAACCATGGCACCACAATCGCGACATGGCGGAGACCCGGACAAAGCGCCTGCAATTCATCCAGCGCGGCCGACCAGTCGCTACGGGCGCGGACCGCATTGCGGTTCAGCGACCGCGTGGTTCCCGGCACCGGCTCGTCGGTAACGGGATCGGGCATCAGCCCGAATTCCGTCGAACCGGGAATAAGCGCCACGGCGCGCAGATCGCGCGCGACCTTGCCCACCGGCCGCACCACTTCGAACTCGAATTGCGGCAGCCGGTTGCCAAAACCGTCGAGCGGGATACGCTCGAAAACCACATAGGCTGTGCCGCGATAGGCGGGCGCGTTGCCGGTGCCCTGCTTGGCCTCGATCAGCGGATCGGGCTGCTGCGCGGCGTCACCGCGATAGACACGCATTTCAATGTCGGTGAGATCGAGTTCCTGCCCATCGGCCCAGACCCGACGAATGAACGCGATCTCACCTTCGGCCACCGCATAAGCGGCATTGCCGAAATAGCTGTAACTCGTGACCTTCGGTCCGCCCTTGCCGCCCTGCCGTTCGGTGGTTGCGCTTTCCTCAAAACGGGTCGCCCAGATCAGCGTGCCGGAAACGCGGGCCGTACCGTAGATGAAAGGCAGGCTGGCACCTTCCTCTGCCGTGACAACGCGACCGCTGGAAAGCCTTGCGCCTTCGCTGTGGCGGGTGGAATTGATCAGCGCCGTGTCGATGCTATAGCCCGCCATGGCCCCAAGACCCGCGCCGATTGCAGCGCCAACCGGACCGAATATGCCACCGATGGCAGCACCAGCGGCTTGCAGAACGATTGTCGCCATGGGTCAGTCTGTCCTTTCGGGGAAAATGAAAATGCCGGCAATCCGCCTGCGCCATTGCGGCACCAGCGCCGAGGCCATAACGCCATGGCCCTCATAGGCATGGATAAACCGGTTCTCGCGGCCCATGATGCCAAGATGTTTCGCGGCCACATCGGCCCGCCAGCGAAAGACGATCAGATCGCCCGGCAGCGCCTCGCGGGTCTCGCGCCGCGCCATGTGCCGGGACGCGGCATCAAGCAGCCGGTCGCCCGCTGTCACCTCGCCCCAATCGGGCGCATAGGCACCGGCGTCTTCCGGCTCGCAGCCATAGAGCGCCCGCCAGATGCCGCGCACCAGACCGAGACAGTCGCAGCTCACGCCAAGCGTCGAAGCGCCATGCCGATAGGGCGTGCTGAGCCACCGTTCGGCCTCGATCAGAACCCGTTCGGCAATCGTCATTGGACCAACGCGCTCCCGTCATATTCCTGCTCGCCGCTGACATAGCTATAGGCGGCATCGTTGCCCGGCAGATGCGGGAAGCCACGAAAATTGACGCCATTGGAAAACTTGGCCTTGCAGGTGACAAAGCTCTTGTCGCAGCCAGCGACCACGCGGAAACTATCGCCTGCCGCAATCGGCAGAACCGGCGGCTCGCTGAGGCGCAAGGTGGTTCCGCTGTGATCCAGCACGCGTATTTTCGCGCCGACATTACTGCCGTTCATCCAGGTGAGATAGCCATTCGCGAACCAGCCCGTTGCGAAACCGGCAAGACCGGTCGCTGTCACTTCAGCACCATTGGCGGTCACCACCACGCCATCCGCAAAATAACGGGGGTCGCCGAGATTCACCCCGCAGCGCCCGTCACCCAGACTGGCATCGCACAAGCGCATGATCCGCCTGCCGCGCACAGCGTCGAACAGGGCCGCAATGCCCTTCAGCTCCATGACGAAGCTTGCACCCGAACGGCTGATTTTCGCCGCCGTCCAGCGGCGCAACAGCATGTGCTGGTCCGGGGCCGACCAGTTCACCAGATAGACTTCTATCGCCGCACCGTCATAGCGCCCGTTTTCGATATCCGTCTCACTAATCTTCGCGGACGACAGCGCGCCTTCAACCTCGCCACCCGCGATGGAAAGGCCAAGCGTGGTCGAGGCCTCGGAACTGCTCAGCCCGGTCTGCGGTTCGCAGGCGACGCCATTGACCGTGAGTGTCCGGTCGTGATCGGTGAAGCCCATAACCAAACCGTCCTGACGGCGGATAATCCATGCGAAGCAATGGGTTGTCACCTCGCCTTGCAAATGTGATTCAAGCGCTGCCGGAACCGGGATCATGACTTCACCTCAATGATCGGAATGGATGGAATTTCACCAGCGCGAAACGAGGCGATGCTGGCTGCCAGGCGATCCGTGTCGAAACGCACGACCACATCGAACAGGAACCCAGCCGTCACCACAGCGCCGACGCCCGGCACATAGCTTGGTGTGAACGTGATCTGCCCGGTCGCAAGATCGACCATGAACGCCTCGCCTTCATCCATGCGCGCGCCATTGACCCCGACCGTCACCGATCCGGCGACCGGACGCGTCACCGGGCGGTCGTAGCTCTCATAGCTCTTGATGAGCTGGAAGTGCGGTGTCGCGCCATCTCCGCTGCCCAGTTTCTGATCGAGATAGGTCGGCGGAATATTGCCCGGCGCGGATGAATAATCGAAAGGATCGCGAAACCGGAACGCATAAAGCGACCCGCGCCGCGCCTCGAAAAAACCCAGCACAGTTTTGAGATCATCAAGCGAACGCAGACCCGTGCCGACATCGAAATGACGGCGGGAATGCGCCCAGCGCGCATTGCGCTTTTCCAGCCCCGAGGTGAGCGTGACAATCTCGTTGCGCCATTCCGGCCCGCCGGTTGCCCCGAAGGAAACGCCGAGCGGAAAGCGCACATCATGAAAGGCGTTCGTCATGTTCACAATCTCCTTGCGCCGCGGCGCACCGCACCCGCCAGCATGGTCGAAAGCTGTGCCTCGGATTTTCTGAACGACGATGCATCGGGCGATGTCATATTGAACACGACCTGCACCGGGCTGCCGCCGCCGCCCGTCGCAACGCCAAGACGGCCATCCGCCCCACGCGCCAGCGGGAGGATCGCTTCCGCACCTGCCTCACCAGTGAGGCCGAGCGAACCGGACCCCATGCCGAAATAGGTCGGGCTGGACACGACCCCACCCTTGGCGAAAGGCATGATCGAACTGATGCCGCTCGTCAGCCCGCCAATCGCCGAGGAAGCAAGACCTTGCAGCGGCTGCAAGCCTGCCGATAGGGCCGAACCGGCCAGACTGGTCGCGAGGCTGCGCAACACATCCTCCAACCCCTGACCGGAGGTGATCGCGCCTTTCAACGCCGAAGTCAGGCTTCGACCGAAACTCGACGAGCGCTTTTCGAGATCGGTCAAGGCGCGGTCGAACGCGCTTGTATCCGCATCGACGGATACGGTTACGGTTTCGTCTGTCAATTAAATCACCTGTCGGGAAAAGCGCGCATCAGCGCATCGAGCGCATGGCGCGTGGGCGCGTCGCGCTGCGGCGTAAGCGGTCCGAGTGCCGCCGAAAGTTCACGCGGGGTCATGGACCAGAAAGCCTGTGAGGAAAGCCGCAGCAAACCGAAACCCGCCCGCATCACCTCATCCCACGGGAAAGGCTTCGGCGAAGATTCCGATTCAACTGCGGCTCTCAAGGGTTTGGCGGAGAATCGCTTTCCGGCTTTGCAGATGTGCCGAATGTGGCGGTCAGGAGTGCGGCGACCACGCTCGCGAAACCGGCGGCACCGCCTTCGGCCCGCATATCGGCGACATCTTCTTCGCTGACGGCATGACCGCCGCCGCGCAGGCCCGCACAGAGAATACGCAACATATCGCGGGCCGACAGCCGCCCTGTCGAAAACCGCGCAATCAGTTCCGAAAGATTATCCGCTTCGAAAGCTGTTTCCAGCTCGGCAAGCGCGCCCAAAGTGAGACAGAGAATCCAGTCGCGACCATCGAGCTTTGCGGCAACCTCGCCGCGATGGCGGTTGGCCATCATAGGACGGCACCGAAGGTCATATAGCCCGCTGATTCCAGCGCAATCTCGAAGGTCATTTCGGCGTCGTGATCGCCGCCATATTCCAGTGCCGTAATCTGAAACGGCCCGGTGACGGTGCCAAAATCCGGCAGTACGATCTGCCAGTCAACTATTTCACCGTCAAAAAACAGATCGCGCACCAGAGCGTCCGATCCGGCATCCTTGAAAATACCCGACCCGCTGACCGAAACGCGCTGCACACCACTGCCCGCCAGAAGCTGACGCCAGCGTCCGGCAGAATCCGCGTCGGTTACATCGACGGTTTCCGCATTGAAGGCAATGCGCTTGGTGCGCAGACCCGCGCATGTCTCAAAGCTGCCATCACCGCGCGCCGTCTTGAGCAAGATATCCTTGCCTCTTTGAGCCGCCATTCATTTCTCCTGGATGAGAGCACATCCCGAAAAGTGTGAAACGGTTTTCGGACAAGATGTGCGTAAAAACAGATGGTTAGAGCGCCGATCTGATAAAATCAGATCGAAACGCGCTCGATAATCAAAGGCTCGGTCACCGCGCGATAGCGCATGGTGCCGAGATAGCTGCCGAGACCGTCCGTGTTGCGGGCGATCACTTCGGTCAGCATGAGATTGACGAGATGATGCCCATCCACCGTAACCGGCGGCCCCTCATCAAGGCGGCTCGCAATCTTCGCGGCGATGTCCAGCACGCGCTTGCGCCCGCTTTCCTTCGCCCAAATCTGTATGTTGACGAAATGCTCGTCGCCCTTTTCGCTGGCCGTGCTCCAGTCGCGGCTGGATGTCTCGCCAAGCGTCACATAGGGGAATGGTGTTTTCGGCGGCACATGGTCGTAAATCCGTTCGCCGCCGAGTGTTTCTTTCAGTCCGTCGTCGTCTTTCAGGGCGTCAAAGAGCGCCCTCTGTAATGCTGCCGCTCCAAGTTCCATCCGGGTCCCCGCTGGAAGTTACCATTTTAGCGCCAGCACTCTGCGCAAGCGCCTGTCTGTCGAAAATCAGATCGTCGCTGACGGCCAAAGCCTTCCAGCGCAGCGCCCGCACCAGCCCCTCCGCCGTCAGCTTCATCGCAATGTTCATCGTCCCTCCTCGACCGCCAGGCAGACGAGGTAACGCCCGGTCTCGTCCGGGTCATGCACCGCGCTGAGCCGGAACAGACGTGCGCCCTTGCGCAGCCGCATGGCGGTTGAAATATCGTCGCGAAACCGCAGCAGGATGCGGTGCGTTACCTGTGGCTGCGGTCGTGTGCCGAAATCGCGCTGCCCGACCGAAACGGGTTCGATGCGTCCCCAGACCGTCGCGATTTCCACCCATGCTTCAGCATAACCGCCCATACCGTCGGCCACCGGCTGCAACATTTCCAGAGCCAGCTCCGCAGTGAGCTGGCCCGGATCGATGAAGAGCACATTGTTCATAGAGAAATCCGTCGCCAGCCATCGACCATCTGGTTGACCATCGGTGGAAAGGACACCGCCGCGGAACCAGCATCGACGCCTGCGCGCGATTCATAAAGATGGGCGACGAGGCTCAGGATCGCCTGTTTCAAAACCTCCGGCACCGTATCGGCAGTGGTGCCGAAGCCCGCCACGAAGTCCACCTCGATGCCGCAGAAGGTCGGGGCGTCGGGATAAGGCGCCATATAGAGACGTTGCGGACGACGGCCAAGCTGCAGCTCGAACTCCTCCGGCGCGAAGCTGATTGCCGTGCCGTCTGCGCGGTAGGCGACCACTTCGGTCACGGCTGAAACCGGATATTTGAACAGCGCCAGACGGCCCGAACGCGGCCAGCGATCCACGCGCAGCCGCCAGGTCTGGTCGATCAGCGCGAGGCCGGTTTCGGCTTCCACCAGTTCCCGCGCCGTCTTGATCAGGCGCTCCAGAATGGTGTCTTCGCTTTGTGTCGAGATACGCAAAAATGTGCGTGCGTCTTCGATCGTCACCGGCTCGACTGCCGGCGGCGTGACAAGAAACATTGTCATGGAATTTCCCCTAAACGATAACTTTCAAATCAGTCAGTTACACTCAACGCCCTCTACAAGTTTCACCTCTCGCGAGCGCAAAACCACCTGCCAAAACCGGCAGTGGGGCTTCAAAAGACCTGAGAAAAATACCAGTCGGTCTTATGCCTAAGCTGCGAAGGTCAGCAGCTTGATCGCGTCGAAATCCTGTACGCCACCACCGACTCGCTTGGTGGTGTAGAACAGCACATAGGGTTTTGCGGAATATGGATCGCGCAGCACGCGCACACCGATTCGGTCGACAACCAGATAGCCGCGTCCAAAATCACCAAAGGCAATCGCCGGAACATCGGCTGCAATGTCGGGCATGTGCTCGGCCTCGACCAGACCGAAGCCCATCAGCGACGCCTTGTCGCCAATGGCGGATGGCGGCTGCCAGAGATAATTGCCGTCCTTGTCCTTCAGCTTGCGCAACACGCTCTGCGTCTTGCGGTTCATGACGAAATTGGCGTTCTGGCGATAACCGGCTTTCAGCGCATAGATAAGCTCGATCAGCTTGTCGGACGGGTCAGTCGCAGGCAGCGCACCGTCGACGCCGGTGGCGATATGGCCAAGCTTGCCCCATTCCCAGGCGCTTTCAGCGACACTGTCATAATTCAGGAAACCCCGCGGCTTGTTGACACCATCGCCATTGACGAAGGCAGCGCCTTCCTGCTCGGCGAAGGCGGTTTCCACCTCCTCGGCAATCCACTGTTCGACATTGACCGCCGCGTCGTCGAGAAGCGCTGCGGTCGCCGCTGGCATGGCGTAGATTTCCATGGTCGGGAACTGCAATTCGGCAAGCTTCGCCGATGCCGTCTGCGGACGGGCATCTGTTTCGCCGACCCAGCCCGTTGCCGGACCGGTGATGGAGAACGGCTTTTTCAGAACCGCACCTGATACCTGACGCACGCCGGAAATGCCGCGGATCGGTGACAGCACGGCCAGCCTGCGTCCGATTTCGGTTTCAAGCTCGGCAGGCACCAGATAGCCGCCATCCGGACCTGAAGCATAGGAATGCGCCTTCTGCTCGATGCCGCGCAGCGTCTGCTCGTCACCGCGACGCACATAGCCATCAAAGGCCTGCTTGTGTTCGACATTGCCAATAACCGAAGCGCCGCCAAGCTGCGGACGCGACTGTTTCGACACGTAACTATCGAGCGCATGCTTCTGCTCATCCAGTGCGCGATTGATGCGCTCGACCTTTTCGGTCAGAAGCACGTCCACGCCCGCATGTTTTTCAACCTTCTTCAGCCGTTCGTCATTGGCATCGCGGAAGGCCGAAAACGCGGTCATGAATTCCTCGAAAGCCTCGCCGACATCGCCATTCTGATGCGAGACAAGCGACTTCGTTTCCACGCTTTTGGTTTCAAGCGGGATGGCATGAATTTTTTCCATGGAGTTCCTGTTTAATTGGAGATTGTTTTCGCGGCATCGCGCATACGCTGCGCAAGACCGGCTTCCTCATGCCGGATGGCGTCCCGCGCTATCCGGTTTTCGCCGAGCGCCGCATAGCCCTTGGCTATGACCGTTCGTGCGCTCGCACGGCTCAGCCCCGCATCCCGCGTGAGCCAGCGTTCGAATTCCCTGATGGTCGGTAAATCCGATTTGACCTGACCGATGCGCGCCTGCGGCAGCATCGGAAAGGTCACCACCGAGATTTCCCAGAGATCGGCTTCCAGAATATGGCGCAGACCGGTGCGCGCATCTTTCCGCGCCTTCACCGTGCGAAAGCCGATGGACAGCCCGTCAATGCCGCCCGAGCGCAAGAGATCCAGCGCCTCGCGGGCCCGCGCCACGCCCTTGGCAAGCCTGCCTTCGACGTAGAGCCCGCGCGCATCCTCCCTGATCTGCGTCCAGACGCCGATCGGCTCCGCCGCATCATGCTGCCACAACATGCGGATGCCCGAAGTGCCGCGTTCTCGTAGTGCACGGCTGAAAGCGCCGCGCTCGATCACATCGGCGCCGAGATCCGGCAGACCGAAAATGCTGGCATAGCCGGAAAAGCTGCCGTCGATCTCGACATCTTCAAGCGCCAGCGAAGCGCGTTTGGTTTCGAGCTTCAGATCAGGCTTCGCCATCGGTGCTCCTTTCGGCGGGGAGAATGCCCGGCAGGGCTGCATGTTTAAGCCGTTCGCTGAAACGCTTGAAAACGCCCAGCGCCGACCAGGCGGCGAGGCTGGCGGATGCCGATCCCATCAGCATCAGTTCCGCCCGACCGAGCGCGGCATCAAGCGCCAGCGCTTCGGCGATTTTCACACCCGCCGCGCCACCGAAAACCATGCCGCAGATAATGCCGACGGCGAAGCGGATCGCCGCTTCGCGCCTGCCATGCGGCAGCATATAGGCGAGCGATACCGCCGAGCCCGCAACCGCACCCGCCACCTTGGCGAACCAAAGCCATGCGGCATCAGATGCAAAAACCGTGTCGTTCAGATTGCTCATGACGACCTCCTGCTTTTTGTGTGAGGCTGATAGCCAACCGCTTCGCGCTTTTCGTCATCAGTGAGGAAAGGCGCATCGGACACGCGCCGCCACAACGCTTCGCGTTCAGACGAAAGCCCCTCAATGCGGTCGGCATCGTAGTCGAGGCGCAAATTCTCGCCGAAAAGCGGCCCCAGCCAATGGCTGAACGCCTTGGTCATGCGTCCCATCAAGGGCAGCACGGTGAGGCGATAGAAAGCGCGGTTGGCCTCGGCGTAATTGGCATAGGTATTGTCGCCGGGAATGCCGAGCAGCATCGGCGGCACGCCGAAAGCCAGCGCAATGTCGCGTGCCGCGCCATTCTTGGCTTCGATGAAATCCATATCCTGCGGGCTATAACCCATCGCCTTCCAGTCGAGCCCGCCTTCCAGAAGCAGCGGTCGCCCGGCACCGGACGCGCCGGTATAGCCCTCTTCCAGTTCGGCCTTCAGCCGTTCGAACTGTTCCTCGGTCAGATTGCCGCCATCTTTCGGCGCATAGACCAACGCTCCCGATGGACGCGCCGAATTATCCAGCAACGCCTTGTTCCACGCGCCCGCAGCATTATGCGTATCAAGCGCCATCAGGGCGGCTTCGAGCGGTGCGAAACCATAGATGTCATCGAGCGGATGAAACAGTTTGAGGTGCAGACCCGCAGCCGTCTCCGTTCCAAGCGCAATACGCCGCACCGTCGAGCCGGAACGGTAGACCAGCGCTTGCGGCCAGCCATTGGCATCCGTTTCGACGCTGACACGTTCCGGCTTCAGCAGATGCAATTCAATCCGCCCGCTTGGCAGATCGACCCGCTCCACATAGGCATTGCCGGAAATCAGTAAATGGCCGTAGAGCCTTTCCAGAAAGCTCGCGCCATCCATGCCCGATTGCGGCGATGCGATCAGGTCGAGAAGCGGATGCGTGTCATGCTCCATCACGCCTTCATAGAGCAGCCATGGCACGCTACTGGCCGCATCGGCAATCAGGCGCACACAGCGATGCGCGACCGGATTGCGCATAAACCCTTCGCGAGCAAGCGTCGTATAATCCCGCGCAATCCACGACGCATTGCGTTCGACATGCAGCGCCACGAAACCGTTTGCCATTTTCAGCTCACGCCCCGCATTCACGGTTGCAGGCAGACGCGACGCAGTTTCGCGCCCCGGCCTTTTCCAAGCCCAGTTCCAAGCCATAAAGTGGCCTCTCCAGTTTTTCTAAAATTTAGCCGAAGCGCCGGATGCGGGGCTTCATATCCGTACCCAGCATCAGCTCGCCCAACGCCCAAACCATCGCGTCAAGACGATCCGGCGAGCGACCGCTGGAAAGCCCTTCCGGCGCGAAATCGCACATCTCGTCTTCCAGAGCGGAAAACCGACCCGCATGGCGCACCCGCCCCTGCTCGTACAAGGCCGCGACGGGTTCCGCCCGCAGCCACTTGCCCCGTGTCGCATGGCGTTTCAGCACCGGCACCGAAGGGTCTTCCGCCGCCAGCACCGCAGCCACCATCTCGCCGCCCTGATTGACCTCGGCGACAATCGTGTCGGCCTCCAGACGGTGATAAAGCGCGATAGCCTTGCGCGCCCATTGATGCGGCTTGGCCATCGACATGCTGTCATCGACCAGCACATGCCCTATCCCCTCCGCATCGATACCCGCCGCGACAATGCCGCAGGCATCCGATGCCTTGCCCGACGAGGCCGGTGGGTCAACGGCGACAACAATACGAACCAAGGGTGGTGCGCTTTCCTCGAAACCGCGCTCGATCAGATCGCGCGACCACAGCGCACCCGGACGCTCCTCGATCAGTTCGCCGTCGAGTTCCTGTCGCCCAAGGCGCGTGCCCGCATAACGCCGGTTGATGGTGGCGATGAAACCATCAGCCAGATTGGCGGCGTTTTCATCGGTGCGCATATGCGTCATCGAAACACCGTCATCCGCCATCAATGTTTTCAGCAACGACACCGCGCGCGGTGTGGTCGTGACGACCTGTCGTGGTGACGTTCCCAACCGCAGACCGAATTGCAGCATGTCCCAGGTTTCCTGCGGATGCTTCCATTTCGCCAGCTCGTCACACCAGGCGGCGGCAAATTGCGGCCCGCGCAAGCTGTCCGGGTCTTCCGACGAAAACAACGTCGCCGTCGCACCATTGTCCCAGATCAGACGGCGGCGCGTTGCCTCATAGCGAGGGCGGCAGAGCCGCGACACCGACAAAATCCCCGATGGCCCATCGACCATCACCTCCCGCGCATCATTGAAAGTTTCACCGACCAGCGCGATATGCCCGCTTGGCTTTTGCGTGAAAGGCGGCAGACCCAGCGCCATGCCGGAAACCCATTCCGCGCCCGCCCGCGTCTTGCCGGAACCGCGTCCGCCAAGAATGAGCCAGACGCGCCAGTCTCCGGCGGGCGGCAATTGCGCGTCACGCGCCCGGAGAAACCACTCCTCCCCCGCCGCCATCACCTGCATTCGCGTCAA